ACTATGTATTGTATAACGTATTAAACTTTTTTTCAAGTTTTTCGTTTAATGTGCTTGACATTTAGTGTTCAGTATATTAAACTTATGTTGTAAGGTAAATTAAGTGACCTTAACCAGAAAGGGGATGTAAAAATGAAATTCAAATGCAACATGAAAAAGAGACGTCAAGAACTCAAGATTACACAAGAGGAATTGGCAGAAAAAAGCGGTGTATCACGCGGAACAATATCTTTAATGGAAAACGGCTTAGTCGTAAATTCTAAATTTGAAACAATTTCTAAGCTGGCAAAGGCGTTGGACTCTAAAATTGAGGATATTTTTTTAGTTGTCTAGTTTAATATACTGAACAAAAAGTTGAAGGAGGGTAGGATCTAATGGGTAAAATTCTTTTTGCAGAGACAAAAAAAGTTCCATCAACATGGGGGACTAGGGGCAACGTGGCCCACATTATGAATTACAAAAACCCTAACGAGCGGCTGGAGAGATTCAGAAAGTTCGTTGATGATAACCCTGATTTCTTCAAATGGTTCAAGAACCCGTACCAATGGAACGGAAAGGGTTATGAATACATGCTAGTGCCTGTGATTTTCTATTGGGAAAATAGAGATTTACTAGACGCCGGCAGCAGGTCAGTTCCGGATTTCGACTTAGAGGAAGTCGAAAGAATTAGGATTGCCTACGGGCTATAAACAATAAATGGTTGGAGGGAACCAAGATGAAAAATACAGTAATTGATACATAGCAAGTTGTTTGAAAAGAGGGTAAAGACAACTTGTTTTTTATGTGCTTTCATCTTGGGAATATATGAATGAAAGCAAGGCTAATCAAGTTGGAAGGTAAGATTGCTACCTTTGAGTTACCGGTTGCTATAAACAAAAGCCAACTGATACGGAAAAGCAATCAAGGCCAGATAATGGCTAGCCTGGAATTTGAAGACTCAAGATTCATAACGCCGGACCAAAGGCGCAAAATCTATGGTCTATTCAAAGACATAGCCAATCATTCTGGTTATGAATCGGACTTTGTAAAGTCCGAGTTCAAGAAGAAGTTTGCTGAGATTAAGGAGATTGAACCATTCTCTTTGGCAGATGGTTGCATGAGCCTTGAATTAGCAAAGGAGTTTATAACGTACATTATCCAGTGCTGCTTCTACCTGGGTATTCCGTTCTATGAACGGGCCTATTACCTAGATGCGGATGATCAAAAAATTCTGTTCTTATACACAATGAACAGACGATGCATCTGCTGTGGTAAGTATGGAGCAGATATTCACCACGTTGATGCGGTCGGTATGGGGGCTGACAGAAACAAGGTAGACCACCGGAAGCATCGGGTGATGGCCTTATGTCGCGAACACCATTCAGAGTATCACACGATAGGGGCAGAAAGGTTCCTAGAGAAATGGCATCTTCCGCCAGGGATTAAATTGGATGATGAACAATTAAGACGAATCAAGATTAGAGGTGAATATGATGACAGAGGTTCCTAATTATTACGCGGTAGTGCCGGCTAACGTTCGGTACGATATGAGGTTGAAGGCTGCTGAAAAATTACTGTATGCAGAAGTTACGGCTCTATGCAATATGAATGGAGAGTGCTATGCAAGCAACGCATACTTTGCTTCTCTATACGGTGTTGATGCAAGGACTGTAAGAAGATGGATCAGTAACCTTGGTAAGATGGGGTATTTCAGATTAGAAATGGAATACGCTGATGGAGGTAAATACGTTGAAAGACGGTATATCTCCATTGTAGATGGTGCGGTCAAAAATGCCCTGGGGGGAGGACAAAAATGCCCTGAGGGGGGAGGACAATTTTGTCCAAAGAGGGAGGACAGAAATGTCCTAGAGAATAATACTATATATAATAATACTCCTTTTAATAATATATTGTCTGGCAAGCCAGACGATGCCAAGGATGATGTCGCAAAAGTCATTGATTACTTGAATGAGAAAACACGCAAGAAGTTTTCGCCTAAATCAAAAGGGAACACAAAATATATTAACGCTCGTCTAAAAGAGGGATACACGGTAGATGATATGAAGCGGGTAATTGACAATCAATCTGCCAAGTGGCTAAGGGACAACAAGATGCGAGTATATCTAAGACCTGCGACATTGTTTAATTCTGAAAAGTTTGAAAGCTATTTGAATGATGCGGGATCTCGAATGCCTGTGAATCCTCCTGCTTATAAACCTTCAATTAGTGAGGAAGAAGCAAAGGCGCTGCTTGAGAAAGGGGACATTACTGAATGGATGGAATGATTTCCGTAAGCAATGCCTTGCAAGATGTGCAGCCACTACCTCACCATCGGAAAATGGTGGAGCGGACCTTGAATAAGGTTTTCTCTAACATATTGGTTAAAGAATTCCTTATGGCTCACGATTTGCAACGCGAGGATGAAATCGTGCAGCGCAATATCACTAGGCTATTGGAATACTGGAGGGTCATTACTCGGACTGCTGATAACTACGATAAGTGGTATCAGGTTGAAATGGCCTTGGTAAACAACAATATCGAGTTGATTTACCGGCCGCGGTCTGAAGCTATGGCTTACCGGATGCAATCTGGTGAGCGAATGATGGCTACTGCTGTCTATGACGAAACAACACGGACATTCAAGGATGCCGTAATTGGCAAGGCGGATGTGACAACGGAAATGGTTGAAGCTGTCGCATATATTAAAAACTTCATTGCCAACTACAAGCATGATGGAAAGAATCTTGGCATGTGGTTGGTAGGTCAGATGGGTGTAGGCAAGACGCACCTGATGGGGTTCTTAAGCCAACGTCTGGTAGATAAGGACATTGGTGTGACATTCATCAATGTTGGCGTAATGTTCCGGACCATCAAGGAGAAAATGAACTTAGACAGTCGGTCGCTTATTAGAGAAGTGGACAAGATTAAAAAGTCTGAGGTTCTGATTCTTGATGACATTGGGACCGAGACGCCATCTAATTGGTCGGTGAAAGAAGTTCTCTATGCCATTCTGAATTATCGGATGGAACATGGGAAGGCAACCTTCTTCACCTCGAACTTAACTAAGCATGACTATCTGGATCAGTTGCGGATGGGAAGGGATGTCCTGCCAATGGATGTAACCCGTCTTGGCGAGCGATTAGATAGTCTGGCAAAAGAAATTCAAATGGGCGGCAAGAACCGTCGAATCAAAATATAAAGGGGAATAAAAAATGATGCCGTTGTTTTATGGGTTTGTAGCAATCTTGCTACTTGTAGTTGGAGCTTGTGTGGTTGGGTTGATGCGCGATGTGGAGCATCACGAAAACTGGTTATCTCGCTTAGATAATAAGCTAGATCATGAACGGGAAATCAGAGTGGCCCGTGAATTAGATTTAGCAGCAAAATTCGATTCCGTCATTAAAGAATTGGAAATCGAGATTGGCTTCTGCCGTCGGATGGAACGACAAAACAAGACGATTGCTATTCGTAATCGAGAAGACCTATTGGCAATGCGCGATGATTTGCGCGATATGAAGCGGTACTATGAACGCCGCGTAATGACAAGAAAAGGAGGCAGTAGCCGATGAATAACTGTACTTTTATTGGGCGCTTAACACGAGATATAGAGCTTAAATACACTGGTAGCGGTATGGCAGTAGCTGAGTTTAACTTAGCCGTTAACCGACGATTTACTAATAACAACGGTGAACGTGATGCAGACTTTATTAGAATTCGTGCTTGGCGTGGTGCTGCTGAAGCAATTGCTAAATGGGCCAAGAAGGGTAGTCAGCTAGCAGTAAAGACTCGTTGCGAAACGGGACAGTACGAAAAAGATGGTGTAACCCATTATACGACTACCTTTGTGGTAGAGGAATTCGACTTCTTGGACTCTAAGAAATCACAAGAGAATCGTCAGAGTGCTTACCAAGGTGGATATGCTGGACCTGGTAGTTATCCGGCGCCTGAACAGGTTCCTAATGGGGTCTATAATGCAGTACCAGATGAACATTTCGGGGGTGCATACTGATGAAGTCAAATTGGGCTGATAGCAACTATAGGGTTGATGTTCGGGATGGCTACTGTGAGACTTACATTCCAACGCGTCACCAATGCTTACCTAAAACTGATTGGTTGTTTGCAGCAGTCGAGGGTAAGGACAAGATTAGATTTGTGGCCGATACGGAAGAAGAAGTATTCCAGTGGCTACGGAAGCATAATCGAGTAGGAAAGCATCTGCGTGTGGTGCGGTGCCATCGGTAGGAGGGAAGACGAATGATCTATGAAGTGAATTCAAAACATGATGTGAAAAGAGTACTTCAAACATACAACGTTATTTATGGGCTTGATAATCTCTTGCCTGACGAAATGTCTAGAGAGTTTGAATATGGTTCAAATGGTACTAAGTATCTTTTGGTTATGGAGTTTCCTGGTCTAAAACGGTTTGATGCAACATGGGTTTCTTATGAATCAATTATAAAAGGCACAACCGTTTATACCCCTAAAAATTACCCGGTGGCGTTTTCTAAAATCTTAGGCCCTGATAGAAGCAAGTGGAGTGCTTTGGATGAGACTGTTGACATGATTATGAAACGCTCTAAAAAAGTAGAAAAACGTAAAGAAAATAATCAAGGCTATGATGCGGTCCTAAAAGAAATGAAGGACACCTATGAACGGAAAAATTCCGATTATGGGAATAGCTTTGAAAAGACGTTGAATGAGTTCGGACTTACTCCAGGTATTGCTCAGATTTACCATAAGTTTGAACGGGTTAAACAATTGGTGAAAAGTCCGGATGCTAAAGTCAATGAGTCCATGCGTGATAGCTTGCTGGATATGTGTAACTACATTGCTATGACAGTGGCTTGGATGGACAAGGAGGGGAAGGAAAATGGCTAAGTTTGATAATAGATTCTTGATTATTCCACTAGTAATGTCCGTTGTGATTCTGATTGCTGGTGTGCTGATGGTGTTGAAGATGAATAGCCACCCTCCTGAAAGAGTTAAGCAGGATGATGCGGGTCCTCGATTGGTTCGCCAATGGAAAGTGGGGGACGATGCTAAACCGCGACTACATAAACTATATGAGACGGTTGTTGATGGCGAAAAGATTCGCTATGTAGTAGAGGAGGAAATTAAATGATTATTGTATACGGGAAACCGAACTGTCCTAACTGTGACAATACCAAGAAATGGCTCAGAGAACACTGCATTGAGTTTGAATATGTCGATGTCACGGTAGATGTGGCGGCACTGAATCTGATTAAGGAGCACGGTTATTCAGCCCTTCCAGTTGTATCTATCAACAACTGGGAGACATCATGGGCTGGCTTCAATGTTCCGGCACTGGTTCGGTTATTGTGGAAGGAGAACTAATCTATGACAACCAGATTGGAAGTTGCAGAGTCTAAACTAGCTAGACTGTATGCTGAATCGGAAGCGATTGTGGAAGCTATGTATGATCATACCAAGATTACGCATGGCTCACCGGTTAACGATAAGCGAGGTGCTGATGCCTGGATGAAACGTAACAGGCAACTAGATGATCGTCTATCCGCTAAGAATGACGAAATACGCGCTCAAGAAGCAAGAGTCGAGAAGTTGAAGTGGCAAGAAGAAAACTACCGTCTAGGCTTGAACAAGAACGGCAACGGCGTTCGATTGGCGCCTGATAACGTTGACCGTATCAAGGAAGAAATTAGCAAGGCGGAACGTGGCGAGTCTCATTATGGCCGAAAGACGATTCGTGGGTATATTGATTATCTGAAGTCTTTGGCAAATCAAACTGAGCCTAAGATTAGTGAATTGGCTAAGAAGGTGATTGCATCTGGTCGCGTGACTCAATGGGCTAAGCATCCTCATATTTACTTTGTCAACGGGATGCGGAAGGTTGCGATTGAGTTGGATGCAGACGGGGTGTTCTCGCTTTCGATGCGGTATTACCCTTATGATCCATCGGACCGGGAGCTGGTCGAGAATTTGATTAGGGGGAATTTCTAATGGTTGTAATTATATTAGGAGTACTGGTATTGATTGCGCTTGGGCTGATGGCTAGTGCTTATCCGGAGGATGATGAATGATGAAGCTTGATGACATTATCAATAGCAAGTGCTATAATCTTGCGACATTGGGCAACCCACTGTTGTTAGATAAAGCATTTAAGGAAATTGAGTATCTTAGGTCATTGAAACCTACGATTCCTAAATTTGTAGTTGATTGGATGGATAGCCAGCCTAAAACGTTGATACTGTCTGATTATGTTTCAATGTGGGAATCTGAGGAAATGCCTAGGGATGTTGGCGAATGGTTCGATGATAAAGATATTGTCATTGTGCTGGCTAACAAGGAACAGTTTGGGTACTTTGTGGAGGGCGATGAGTGATGGAAGAATTTATACCAGGGCAACGTTA